AGAGGATCCACTCTATCTGAAAGATCAGTAGCCCTTCCTGGCAGCTCTGCTCCGCCCAACGCTTCTGCAGCACCAGTAAAAACTGATAAGGTGTTTACTGGCCTATGCGAAGCCCTAAATGCACACCAACAGTACCTGGTACAATCTGGCAAGTACGAAGTGGCCGATGTGTATTCAATTGAATTTTCCCAACAATCAAATTTAGGCGCCTTTTCTGTGATTAAACCTGGTCAAACCGACCTTACCAACACAGCCGCAAAAAATCCCACCACCGCTGCTGACAAGTTGGTCGCCGACAAACAAAGTGTTACCAACAACAGTCAGATCTGGCAAGTGACCGCCGGCACACAGATTGTGCAGTTAATTGATCAAATCATGCGCAGCAGCAGTTACATAACTGGTCAACAAAATGTACAGGTCACCACAGTGACCGACCCAAAAACTGGATTGACCACACAGACCGCCAATCCTAATCCGGGTAACGGAACTACAGCTTGGTACAAGATCACCATGCAGGCCACTCAGCTGAAATACGACAACAAGAGAAAAGATCATGCTTACAGCATGAAATTCATTGTTACACCTTATGCAATCACACAAATGATGAGCCAGTATTTTCCTGACAGCAGATATCGCGGCAGCCATAAAAGCTACAACTACTGGTTTACAGGACTTAACACACAAATTTTGAACTTTGAACAGGAATATAACAACTACTATCGACTGACTCTAAGTGGATTGGGCAAAGATTTATCAACCAAAACCACACATGATTTTAGAGATCAGCCACGCAGGACCTATATGGCCACCAGTGAAAACAATACTCAAGGTCAAAGTCAAACTCAGACCAACGAAGCATCGAGCAGTGCTGCCAGTTTTTTATACAGTCCAACAGATTTGGCCCGAGTAAATTTAAAAATTGTTGGAGATCCTGCCTGGATGCAACAGGGCGAAGTTGGTCTAGGCATGGTGGCCAATGCATTTAATTTTAATCCATTCCTGGCCGATGGCACCATCAACTACGACAGCCAAGAAGTGGTATTTGATGTCAATTTTAATGCACCACAGGACTACGATTTTAATACTGGTGTGGTCAATGTAAATTCCAACTCGGGACAACCGCAGGAAAGTTTTACCTATACTGCTATAAAATGTAAAAATACCTTTAGTAAAGGTCGGTTTGAGCAACAACTAGAAGGGCGTTTATTGATTGAGTTTGCCAAGGATGGTGCCACAGCCAAACAGGCCGCTGTTGCAGGCCGACCAACTCCTAGCAATCCATCCTCTGCAACAACTATCAGTCGAGAATCTACAACAGCCCAAACTTCGGGTATCAGTCTAAGTGATCAGCTGAATCCAGATTTATGGAATGACGGAACAGCGGCCAACAACAATAATCCTACACCCGACGGCAATAACTCTACAGACACAGCAACAACTATGCAACCGCAAACAACCCAACCGGCCGCTCCTGCAGGAGATCCAACCAGCAATGGAGATATAACGGCGATACGGTCGGTACAGACTAATTATAATACCAGCGGTGGCGGGTTTACTCCTCCTGCCGATGCCGCGGCAGCGGTGGCATCTGCCAATGGGACAGTAGCTCCACTAACGGCAGAACAGCAACAAATTCAACAATTAAATAGCCCACAACAAATAGCACAGGATGACAACTAATGGCCGGCGAAAATATACAACGCAGTACTGGACAACCCAAAAATTACAAATTTGATCGTGGTGGCATGCCCACTGAATTTGGGCCTTTTATTGGTATAGTTAAAAACAATGTAGACGCAACACGTACGGGACGATTGCAGGTTTATATTGAACAGTTTGGCGGAGCCGATCCTAACAACAAAGACCTTTGGCGATATGTGAATTATTGTCCACCATTTTACGGAGCAACACCCAAGGGCGGCAGCGCTGGTACCGGCACTTTTGTGCAAGGCAATCAACAGAGTTATGGTATGTGGTTCACACCACCCGACGTTGGCGTCAGTGTGTTGTGTTTCTTCGTTGCTGGTGATCCTAAACAAGGATACTATGTGGGATGCATTCCGGATCAAGGTATCACCCATATGATTCCGGCCATTGGATCAGTTCCTAACAGCCAGGCGCAGACACAAAATGCCACCCAGGCTAGTTATTTTGCTGGGTCTCCTAGATTGCCGGTGACTGAAATCAACAATGCTAATCTGAAAATTGCCGACAACCCCAAGTATTTTGATCAGCCTAAACCGGTGCATTCGTATGTGGCCGCTGTATTGTTTCAACAGGGCTTGGCCAATGACACTGTGCGTGGAGCCATTGGAAGTACTAGCCAACGAGAGAGTCCTAGCAACTGCTATGGAATTTCTACGCCAGGCCGCGCAATTTATCAAGGTAGTATTCTCAAAGGTGGCGATGCCAATGTAAATGGAAAGTCCTTGTCAGGTGCAAAACCAGCTGATGCCAATGTGATTGGTCGTCGCGGCGGTCATACCTTTGTAATGGACGATGGTGATTTGCAAGGTGCCGATAATCTAATACGTATACGCACCTCAAAAGGTCATCAGATCACCATGAGTGACGATGGCAATTGTTTTTATATTTGTCACGCCAACGGCCAGACCTGGGTGGAATTGGGACAAGAGGGTACCTTAGATGTATATGCTACCAACAGTATAAATTTGCGCACTGATGGAACTATCAATTTGCACGCCGACCAAGACATCAACATGTTTGCTGGCGGCGCTGTTAACATGAAAAGTACCAAAGCCACTACGGTACAAAGTGACTCTGATATAAATTTATCAAACAAAGGTCAAATGAGTCTGTATAGTCAAACTGGCATTGGAATAAAAGCCATTGGCACTTTGGCCATAAGCAGTCAACTAGGCAGTTGGGCTGCCAGTTCAGAATTAAGTTTTAATGGTAGTAGACTACAGCTCAATGGCGGACAACGAATTGATGTAGCAGTTCCAGCAGGCCTGACCACTTATCTGCAACCCAACGCACAGTTCAATGCCAGCACAGGTTGGGTAGTTGATCCAACCGGCACAGAAAGTATAGTGACTCGTGCGCCATGCCATGAGCCATACCCTTATCACAACATGGGAGTAGCAGCTTCGGTAAATTTAGGCAATGGTTCTGCCAGTGCTCCGCCGGCAGCTCCATCAGTTCCGGATGGAGTTACAATCACCAAGACATCATGAGCCAATTTAATTATATTTTGCCGTCAGGTGCTAAATTTACCATGACAACACCTGCCGGAACCACTCAGGTTGAAGCCGACCGCATATTTTATAGTCAGGTAGCTGCTGGTGCACTGGTGGGAGTTGTTGTTGGTCAGAGTGTTGGTGGTAACGCTTCTGTTGCAACCAAATTTGCACTAAGTCGGCTAGATCGCGGCACAGCTGGAGTGTCTGATTCGGTTATTTTGTCCATAGTTAATGGCCTGCCCACGGTGGGTGCAATTCCGTCTTTGATTAATGTGCCGTTACAAAATCCCATCACCCCAGCCAACATAGCTTCAATTAAAAGTTCAAATTTTACCGCTCCAGCTATCGGTCCTTTGAGTTCTGGACAAGTACAAGGTATTATGGCACAGATAGCAAATTTTGTTAACCAACCTGCAAATGTCATGACTAATGACAAGGGAGTTGGTCAATATGGATTAAGTTGCCAAGATTTAGAACAGGCTGGCTACGTAAAACCAGGAACCTGGGCTCAATTTATAGCAGATCCATCACCCTTGACCAGTGTAATGTCTGCTCCGGGTATTTTCACTGGTCAAGGAGGTATCAACACTGTAACTGATTTCCTTAGCAATCCCACGGCGCAAAACACAGCCATGAGTAATCTAATGAGCGGGGCCTACAATAGTTTAACGGCCTCTGGAACTATAACACCACCACCTATAGCTTCGGTGCAGACATTGATCGGCAAGATCTACACACAGAGCGGTTTGCAGTCCTTGTCGGCGTTAAGTGCCGAAACTGGAATATCGTTTTCTATTCCCAACTTGCCCAGTCTAAGTGACATAACCAGTGGACTGCCTAGTTTAAGTGGTCTAGCAAACGGATTACCCAGCTTGGGCGGGCTAACTTCCAGCTTGCCCAACATCAGCGGATTAACTTCGTCCTTGGCTAATTCTTCTGTAGGCAACCTGTTGTCGTCGGCCACTACCAATTTGACCACTCTGGCATCCGGTGCGCTTAATGACTTGTCAACTGGCAGTCTGCAAAATATCAGCGGAATTGCCACAAAACTAACCAACGCTGTCACAGCTGATGTAGGAGCTTTAGTTGCTAATGCCACTAAATTTGGCACACAGGCTGCGACCCAGTGGGCCAGTAGTTTGCCAAGTCTCGGTAGTCTAACTTCTAGCCTGCCAGGTATCACTGGATCTTCTGGCTTGCCTAGTATATCAGGTCTGCCCAGTCTAGGAAGTTTGACCTCTGGAGCTTCTGCCACGGTAACATCGGCCGCAACTGACCTTAACGTGTTAGGAAAAGCCGCACAATTTGCCACCGGCGCTACCAATCCTTTAACCAGTTTAAGCAATTTAGGTAACATCAATTTGCCTAGCCTGAGTAGCTTGACCAATAGCCTACCTAGCCTAAGTAGCCTGACTTCGGGCTTGCCCGGTTTAGGCGGATTAACATCAGGATTGCCCAGTTTAACCGGCCTAACTGGTAGTTTGCCCAGCTTGAGCAGTTTGACCAATAGTTTACCCAACCCGAGCAGTTTGACTGGCAAGCTACCAAGTTTGGACAATTTAAGTAACCTATCATCCTTATCCAATCTGCTTGGATCAAATTCGGGCAGTTTGCTAGGTGGTTCATCGGATCCGTTAGTTGCATCTACGGAACCGGCTCCTGGGTTTAATAACACCGTAAATCGTGACACAGTGGATACAGCTACCAATCAAATAATAGGCAGTGACAAAATCCCTGCGCCAAGTTTTGAATATCCAGATCCCAATTCGGCTTCGGCAAAAGCTGCCACAGACATTAATTTTGCACAAAATCAATTACAAAATCTCTCTGGCCAATCTGAGAATATACCAGATTTTAGTATATGATATACTGATAATTTTAAAGGTTAAATACATCTATGCCTACATTTATTGGATTCAATACTATCAAACAAAATAAAAAGTTTACCTTGGTAGACTTTGAGTTGATTAAAGTTGACCTGCTGAATGCTTTTAATATACACCAGGGCGAAGTGGTCGGTCTTCCTGGGTACGGAACCGTAATTTGGAATTATCTGTTTGAGAATCAAACACAAGAAACACAGCAGTTAATCTATAACGAAATACAGCGAGTATGTGCTGGCGATCCCAGGGTTTTTATCAGTGGCATACAGATGTTCCCACAACAAAATGGACTGTTAGTCCAGGTGGGATTAGCGGTGGTACCCAGCACCAATGCACAGCGATTGAGCATCTTTTTTGATCAACAACAACGTTCGGCCACCTACGTTTAACTGCCCAGTTTATTAATAAACTAAATATTACAACACTGGAATAACTATGGCCACGACAAACACAACATCGGGATCAACCACAACAGCAACAACCACAAGACAGACCGCGATATTTGGTGTGGAAGATTGGAAACGCATTTTTCAAACCTACAGTGAAGCCGATTTCCAAAGCTACGATTTTGAAACTCTACGCAAAACTTTTGTAGATTATCTGCGCCAGTATTACCCAGAAACATTCAATGACTATATTGAAAGCAGCGAATTTATTGCTCTGCTGGATGTCATGGCCTTTATGGGCCAAAGTCTAGCATTTCGTGGCGATTTAAACGCTAGAGAAAACTATCTAAGCACAGCCGAACGCCGAGACAGCGTGGTTAATTTGGCCCAATTGGTCAGTTACACGCCGTTACGCAATACCGAAGCCAACGGATTCCTTAAAGTATTTTCTATTTCAACTACAGAAAATCTTACTGACTACAATGGCATCAACCTGGCCAATTTGACAATAAACTGGGCCGATCCAACCAATTTAGACTGGCAAGAACAGTTTATCACCATCTTAAATGCCAGCCTGATTAATGCACAGCAGTTTGGTCAACCCGGCAATGACCAAGTAATACAAGGAGTTGATACTCAAGAATACACTATAAATTTGGTTCCTGGATATATTCCGGTGATTCCATTTACGGCCACAGTCGACACAGTAAACATGCCGTTTGAAGTGGTTAATTCAACCTCGGCCGGTCAAACTTATGTGTATGAACCACCGCCAGTACCCAATGGACAATTTAATATACTGTTTAAAAATGATCAACAGGGTTATGCCAGTGCAAATACCGGATTCTTTTTTTATTTCAAACAAGGCATCCTGCAAAATCAAGATTTTAATTTAGCAGAAAGCATTACCAACCGAGCAGTTGCCATCAACATTGAAGGCGTCAATAATACCGATGTTTGGTTATATCAGTTGAGCAACACAGGAAATATTTCTAGTTTTTGGAAGTCGGTACAGAGTGTATACGCAGCAGCAGTTGAACAATTAGCGCCTGGCACTAGGGATATCTACAGCATTACCAGCAGAACCAACGACCAGATTACCTTAAATTTTGGTGACGGCATATTCAGTACTATTCCGGTAGGCACCTTCCGAACCTATGTGCGTGCCAGCAACGGCCTAACTTATACTATTAATCCAGTTGAAATGCAAAGCATTAGCGTTCCAATCAGCTATGTGAGTCGCACTGGACAGATTGAAACAGTTACATTTACCTGTGGGCTCACCGAAAATGTGACCAATGCGCAGGCTCGTGAAACCATTGCAGAAATCAAACAACGTGCTCCGGCCCAGTACTACACACAAAATCGTATGGTCAACGGTGAAGACTATTCAAATTTTCCATTCACACAATACAACAGTGTTCTCAAAAGCACAGCCTTAAATCGTGCCAGTATCGGTACTAGTCGTTATCTTGATCTAGTAGACGGCACTGGAAAATACTCAAGCACCAACATATTTGCTGACGACGGAGCCTTATGGTACCAAGATACTTTGCCGGTGTTTCGTTTTAGTTGGTTAACTACTACAGATATTTCAAATGCAGTGGCCAATCAAATCACGCCGTTAATTTCAAAAGCTGGTGTTGAGCAATTTTATTATGCCAACTTTCCTAGACCCGATCTATCAGTTTTGAATTATACTTGGCACAACAGCACTTTAACTACCAACGAAGCCACGGGTTATTTTCAAAATGCTCTAGGCAATCCAATTCCCGTTGGTGCTTATGCCAGCAACAATGCAAAATATATTACTGAAGGAAGCCTGGTAAAATTTGCTGCTCCAGCTGGATATTATTTTGCCGACGACAACAATTTAGTAGCCGGAGTACCCACTCAACCCGGCGAAAAATTGTTCCTTTGGGCCAGTCCTACTGCTATCTATGTTGACGGAACAGCACAGGGCTACGGAAATTTACCAAGTGGTATTGGCCCAGTAGTACTCAACACTTATATGCCAACCGGTGCTATACCAGTACAGGTTATTCCTGTGTTTATTACTGATTTACCCACTACAGTACAGCAAAGTATTTTTAATCAAATTTATTTGAATCAAAATTTTGGGATTGGCTATAACAATTTAACCAACACGTGGTACGTGATCACCTCCACAAATTTAGCCACAGATGCGCCATTTAGCCTGGCAAATGCACAAAATACTTCAGGTCAAGGGTTGGATGCATCCTGGATGATACAGTGTACATATAATGGATCCAATTACACCGTGGTTGCAAGATCGCTAAATTATTATTTTGGCAGTGTGTTAGATACAAGATTTTTCTTTTACACAGCAGATCCGATCTACGACAGTCGTACCGGCACAGTTATTAGAGATTTTGTAAATGTGTTAAGCATCAACTCTGCTCCTAATTCAACCAGTTCCTTGCCCGGCGACAACGTGTTGGATATTATTAATCAACCAGTATTGAGTGACGGGCTTGTGGATGATTTTCAAGTAGAGATAAGTTTTTCTAAGATCAATGGGTTGACCCCAATTGATCCAGATTTCTTCCATTCTATCACAGGTGCCTGGCCGGGCTTGTACAATACGCAGTTCAATTCTACACCCTTGCCATACGTATTTTTCCAAGCTACTGTAGATTTTGACAACCTAGAGAGATATCTGCTGATTAACAACGGAATTGTTGATCCAAACTATCCTT